TCTGAGACATTAGCGTGTTTTTCGCTTTAGCAACGAAAAGATTATCGGCGAATATCAAATAAACGGGAATGTTCCCTTGTGATTCTTTTTGAACTTTTAACTTTTGCTTTTTCATGAATATACAGCCGTTAAGTATGACGTCGGGCTCGTACCCTTGTGTCATGTTTTTGGCCTTAGAATTTGGCAAATAGTTAGTGCCTAAAAGGCGGCTATTCTTTGCGCTGTCTTTCAGGTTAAAAGTATTGGAAAATGAGTATAAATCTTGAATCCCGTTCAACTGCTGCGACTTTTTGAAGGTTACAACGGTTGCCGGGTCGATGTCTAGGGCCTCGTTATTTAGGATTATTTTTATCACAGTTTAAAGTTTCCGCTATTGGTTATTTTTGCGCTAAGCGTAAAGTCGAAAGTTTGCCGGCGAGACGCCGAAGATCCGGATACTTCGCATTCGATAAATACGTCGTTATCGTTTAGCTGTTTTAAATTCATTTCGACTTTTGGCGAACGAAGCATCATGTCGAATAGCTCTTTTAACTGGATTAGCTTCGAGCCCTTGAAACTTAATTCAGATTTATAGTCCACGTCCGACTGAACGGCGGGGGACTTATTCTCATTTTCGTTAAAATATGCGCGATCGTAAAACGTTGTCTTTGAACGGTCGGAGCTTTCAGCGTCGAGGTTCGAATAGAAATAAGAAAAGCCGCCTTTATTGTTGAAAAATCTAAATTGGATTACTGGCTCGCACGTGTCTTTGAAGTCAAGTGTAAAAAGCTTTTTCGCTGGGTTCTGATTGGTGCAAGTTACTTCGCGCAACGACTTAACGGCGTCGAGTTGGCCCTCGGTAAACGCGTAAGTTGCAACCCCAACCGTGTCAACTATTGCGGCGGTTATGCCCGCAACCGTTACGGTGTTGGACGTCAACTCGTTCGTAAATATCGAAACATAGTTATCGAAGCCTCTGCATATCTCTATGTTTTCAGGTGCTAAGAATGTGAGCTTATCAGCAACTAACGGGTTGGTAAACTTATCAAATAGCAGGCGTTCGCCCAATATTGAGTAAAAGTCTGCGGAGGTGCTGTCCACCGCGCCTAGGCCGTCAGTGAACACAAAATTATCGAAAATGTAATTGTCGAAAGTAAATGAGGTGTCCTCTGGCACTGAGCCGTCACGGATCTTTAGCGAGGTTTCGAATTTTTCGATTGATAAGTTTTTCGTCCCGCTGAAATCGAACTCGAAGCCGTTTAGTTGCAACGCCTTGAAGAACTCTTCGGCGTTTACCGAAAATACCTTAGTTTGAGTGTTGGGAAAAACGTTTCGGATTATTGCCGTTTTATCGGCGTATAAGGATTTTATCACAACGTCACAAACATAATCGTCGAAGTTTCCCACGACTGAGTCGGTTGTAAACTCAAAAAGTACGGGACTCGTACAGTTGAAAAATAAAGCGGGTTGCTTGGTTATCGTAATTGCCATTGTGTTGTCTTTAAGTTCGTAACTATATCGTTAATCGCCAGATCCATAACACGCTGGATATTGGCCGGATTTAAAACCGATTTCAAAGCGGGAGAGCCTCCTACTCTGTCCCACGTTGTACCGTCTCGAAGTATCGCGTTAAGCACTGTTTCGGGATCCATAACCCCGTCAAGTCCTTTCGCTGCGAGCCATTCAACAATATCGGCCAGCGTTGGCGGGCTTTTATATTGTTCGCCGTCCCGGAGTTCCAGAATATAGTCGAGAGCGTATATCTTAACTTCGTCCTTATCCGGTGTTGAGGTGCTTTCAGAAGTCACGGACTCGATTAATCGCCGTGTGGCGATCAGGTCGTCCGTTTCGATTGCGCCTATAAGCGGCTGCACAAACTCTGTTTCGACTATTCGCTCTAAATCCATATCAAATAATTAACCTCAACGCCTGTACAGCTTGTAGACTTGGTGTATTTCACCGAGTTATAAAGTGGGCGTAAAGAGTTTATATCTATTTGAAAGTCGCACGCGATATAGTTCTGCAGCTCTATTGCAAATGCTAAATTTAAAAGCTTTTTCACGATATCGGTAAATTGGCCGTTATCGGACGTTGCGGCGTTCGTGTCTGTACCTATTTCGGCAGGCACCCCAATAAACAAAACGCCGTCGAATCTCATTCTGCCCTCACCGCGTAACGGTGTGCCGCTGTCAAGGCGGTCGATAAAAAACCAATTTGGTTTTATTTCGTTCGGCGTTACGCCGGTGGGGTCTGTCTCGTAGTATTGAAAGTCGTTAAACCCTGCAATGTACGCGAACAGGTCCGACGGGTCGGATATCGTGGGTAAAATGTACGTTTCGTCTTTTGGTCTTAGTATGGTTGCCATATCTCAAGTGTTACTTTTATAAAACAATAAAGCCCGTAGGCTTTTACCGTGTAATCTAATACCCGCATACCCGTATGAGCTTTAGGCAGCCATTGCCGTAACCAGTTGTGATATTTTTGGCCGGGCGAGCGCAACACGTAAAAGCACGATCGCACATATATCCAGACAAATAGGCTTACAAGTAGGAAAAGTTGAATAGTGTATATCATTTTTTCGGTTTATTTCGTTCGAACTCATTGAACACGTTCAATTTATCCGCTAAGATAGATAAAATAATTGTGTCGAGGTTAAAGAGTTCTCTTTTTTCCTGTCTTTTTTCGTTGAAGTTTACCGGAATGCTCTTTTTATCGGCCCAATACTGGATATAATACAGCTTGTCAACGGTTGCATCGCGAAATCCGCGGCTCGATCCCTCGACGTTGTAACTCGCCTGAACGTCCGCTATCGCGTCACGTAGGTATTTAACCGCCTGTGTGAATTTATGCGTGAACGCTTTAGTGACTATTGGCGTGTAAGCGTTGGGGCATTGAATTTTAAACGCCTTGAAAAACCTCAACACGATAGCGGCGAACGCTTCGGGCGTGTCGGCTTCCTGAATGTCGAGCCAGTCGAACGCGTTGATCTTATCCACGATGTCGAGGTGAGTAATCCCGATATTAAGAAATTCGGCGTTAACGTCTTCGTGTCTTAAGATTGCTTTTTCTTTCCGGTTTGGGAGTTTGAAAGCATTGCGTATTTTAGCGGTTAATCCCATTTTGGCATTGTTTTAAGTTCAAAAATAAAGCGCATCAGTAACGCATCGAACCAGTCAGGCGAGCGACCGGTGCGCTTTTTAAATTCCTTTTTGCTTTCAAGCTTAATAACGCCTTCATCGTCCGCCGGCTCCCGCAGGATTTGCTCTAGGTCGGAGATAATTTGTTTCTTGAAAGCCAAATCGGCTATAAAGATAATATTATTTTTCAATGCATCGCGCAAAAGAAAGGCACATTCTGTCTTTAAATTTTTGTACTGCTTGTTTTTAAGCGGTGCGGAGTTGTTGATAAACGGCTTTGCGGCGTCTAGTTTCTTAAGACTTTCCGCCGTGAACTTTCGAAGCCCGTCCGCATCATATACGATATTGCTGTATGGGACTTGCCACTCTTCGGCGAGTTCTTTTATTCGCGTGCCTATCGCCGTTTCGTCTATTTTGTCGATAGCGATAACTTTTATAACACGCCAGCCATGCCAGATCAATATCACGAAAATATCGGCACCCATGTACGCGACATCGGCAGACATGTATTTCTGTCCGGTTGGTTTTATGAATGAGTTCGTGAATAAGTTCAGAATGTCATCATAATCGATAAGCGTTAGCGGGTTGTCGGCGTACTCCCAGATCCCGTGAACGAGTCGAGCTATGCTCTTTGGATCGTCCTTGAAGGTTTTTAAAAGGTCCGGGATATAGTTCTTTGGTAAGCACTTATTATCGGTTGGCAAGGCTTGCACGAACTTACGCCACGACGGTAAGGTGTTTTCCTTGTTCGCTAGGTAATAGTCTTCGTAAACGAAATTCTTTGAAGGGTTGAGCGTTACGAGTAGTTTAGCTCTAAGGCCGTAAAGATCATTTTTCCAGCGCCCAATGGCTGCCTGTAGCATGGATTTAGCTTTCGCGCTAAGCTCGCCCGCTTCTTCGATCCAACCGCGGGTAAACTGCATCGATCCGAAGCGTTCGAATTCTGGATCCGTTGGCAAATATGCCGCTTCGAGCAGAAATACCTTAGATCCGTTGTACAGCGTGTAAAAGTTATCTTGCCCGTTAAAGCTGTAGTATCTTTCGTCGAGGCCCCAATCAGTTAGGACTTCGGCAATAGTTGGCATTGTAAATTTTCTAAGGTCGTTTAGCTTTTTTCGGGCGATAAAATAGTGAGTTCCTGGGTAAATAAGCGCATCGCCGAAGATAAGCGAGGCCCCAAGATACGATTTACCGTTACCTTTCGAACCCCCGTAAGCGATATCGCTCACTTCGTCGTCAATCCAGTACTTCGCGACTTGTTCCTGCTTGTCGTTGCCTCGAGTATTGAACTCGATAACGATCGACTTAGAGGTCGTATTCCTCGTTTGGGCTTTCATCTGAGGCTATTTCGTTTTTTATAATCATTCCCGTAATAACTGGCATTTGCAGTTTTTCGCCGTCGCTGGTAATGTCTAGCTTATCGCCGTATTTAGTCGGGCGCATCTTGCCAAGTACCCATTTACGGGCATCGATTCGAATACGGGACCGCGCGGCAAACTCCTGATTAAACTGAATCCCTTTTTCGGTCACAAGTTCGTCGAGCGTGGAGTCGTCGGCTATTTCCAGAATCTCCTCGAAGATCTTTTCTGCCCGTAAATCAGTCGCGCGCGCGTAACGCTCTCGGTATTTGTCCGATCTGTCGCACCAAAGATAAAAAGTATTTATGCCGATACGCATTTCCTTTAGAATTCGCCTGAGAGGTTCCCCGGCGATAATCCTTTTTAAAATGCTATCAAACGCCTCTTCTCGTTGCTCGGCTGTATATGCCATGATCTTTTCAGGTTTAAACTTTTTCAAAGATATAAACTATTTCCGAATGTGGGCCGCGTAAACACAAATATTTTTAGGTTGCACTTTTTAACTTGCACGGCGTCAAGCAGTTACGGCTAAAACGTAAACACGATTTTATTTGTGTTTACGTTCGTGTTTACCTGTTAAGCCTTATTGTCAAAGGGCTAAGGGCTAAAAGTAAACACAGAAACACAGAAACAGACGCGGCAACATATTATACGTGCGTATTACGTAAATATACGTTTTATATGTATTATTATTCTTATATATTTAATATATTTATAATTTACCTATATATTGTGTTTCTGTGTTTACTTTTAGCCCTCCGCCCTTACGGGCTATGGTGTTGAAACGTAAACACGTTGTGTTTATTTCTGTTTATTTGTGTTTACTTTTTCAATTTGGTACATTTCTATGCCTCAAAACGTAAACACGGGTTTTATTTGTGTTTACGTTTTTACCGGTTAATTTTATAATTTTAGTCGTCAGGAGGCATAAAAAAAACCGACTCTTTGAGCCGGTTCGGATTATTCGCGTTTGTGAAATTTACATTTTTGGGCGCGTGGTCCTCTTAGTATAATACTCGTGCAACTCCTCTATATATCCTACTCCCGAGTGCCCTTGAATTTCACTAGACATGTAAGTTAATTTACTTCGATCGTGATCGCTTAGTTTGGCCCACCAGGTTAGCGAGTTTATTGTTTGTAAATGATGGTCTACCGTAAGTACTAGTTTATCTATTGTTCCGCGAAGACTTGCCTCTTCGGCGTTGCCGTTCATAACTTGTAGGGCGTATCTGGCGCTGCACTCCGTTGTTTCAACTTTTCGGTTTAGACTGATATCGTAAAATCTTAGCCCCCTGATTTGTGCCTCATTTTCTACAGCTCTGGATACTTCGGTCGAGTGTGTTTGCGACGTGAAGGCAACGATCTCGTAACTCCGGTTAAATTCTAGCGCGGTATGTATCTCATAGGGTGTAGTAAACGCGGCGCCTCTATCGTCAACTCCGGGCATTTCAAACGTATTTACTTCGGTTGAATTGGCCAAGGATTGAATTAGTATCGACTTTCCGGCGCCAGCTTCTCCGCTAATATACATAAGACACTTAAGTCTGTTCTCCGGTGTTTCGGGCTCGCCGATATTCGCGTATCCGTTGCGCCAGTCCCATAATAGCGTACCGTCTTGCAACGCCCATATTGAGGTATTATCTGGCTGCATTAGCGGCGCATCGGTTGGTATTTGTTCTCCGAAGTGTTTACGTACTTCGGCTTCCTCTGGCCTCTGTGGGCGGGTGTTAAATGATTCCATAGTTTATACGGTTTTAAGAATTTAAAAATGTGTAGTACGCGCGATAACCTTCATACGCGGCGCGTATCTGATTGAATTCGTCGGTACCGCGTCGCGTCGAGTATTCCTCTTCTGAGGCGAAAAAGGCGTCCCATGTGTCTATAGTTTTCCACTTGCAGCCTATCTGAATGCCTTCGCCTAAGACAGTTACAGGCCATTTACAATAGATAGGCATGTTTGCCAATTTAGCATTTACGGCGCCGCTAAGGCTGGCGCCTCTAAGGTCGGCGCCGCTAAGGCTGGCGCCTCTAAGGTCGGCGCTGCTAAGGTCGGCGCCTCTAAGGTTGGCGCCTCTAAGGTCGGCGCCTCTAAGGTTGGCGCCTCTAAGGTCGGCGCCTCTAAGGTTGGCGCTGCTAAGGTCGGCGCTGCTAAGGTCGGCGCCTCTAAGGTTGGCGCCTCTAAGGTCGGCGCCTCTAAGGTTGGCGCTGCTAAGGTCGGCGCTGCTAAGGTCGGCGCCTCTAAGGTTGGCGCTGCTAAGGTCGGCGCTGCTAAGGTCGGCGCCTCTAAGGATCGCATGTTTAAGTGTTTCTTTAATTGTGTTGCCTTCGCATTCGTATTCGAAGATTACGCGGCCTAGCCACGTTTTAATCTGGATCTTAATTTTTGTTGGGCTTTCCATTTTTTTAGGAGTTTTTAAATTTATAATTATGCTTTTTAGTTATTCGGATCCTTCGGCGCTCAACCGCTTCGCCGCTATTGGCAAGTATGAACGCGGCCACGAGTTCAGGCGTTACGACCGCCCCGTCGTTAAGCAGGACGGTTTTAAATTCTGTAACCGTCACGATACGTTAGGTTTAGCCGCCGTAACGGCGTTAATCAGATTACCGTTTAAGGCTCTGAGGTCTGCAATAGTTTCCGCCTGCATCGTGCGCGCTCTTAACTGCGCCGCGAGTGTTGCGTCAAGTACAGCGTACACGCCTATCCCACCGACAAGACTATCGATTACCTTTTTGAAAACTGGATCGGCACTGTATCGCTCTTCGCCGTTTACGAACTTTTCGAGAACATCAGTTAATTGGATCTTTTCCATAATTACGTTATTTAGTTAGTGTATCGCCAACGGCGATATATTTAAGGTCCTGAGAATTGAAGGCGTTGCCGCCTCGTTCGAGTGTGCGCTCGCACCGGTTAATAATCGCGGTCTGGCTAAACACATACCCGCCTATCGCGCCAAGCGTTACCAGCGTAACGGCTATAGCTAGTTCAGTTAATAGTTTCTTTATGTCCATAATTCCTATTTTAGTTAGTAGCGAGCGTTAGGCGGCCGGTGAATGCATTTTTAGAATGGGCTTTTCGAACTTTCTGGATTTTCAAAGCTTCTTTGTAGTCATGGGCTTTTACCGTGTTAGTGTAGTTAACTCCGTTAATAATGACGATGTTCGTGTATGTTTTCATAATTAAAGATTTTTAAACTGATTAACTTTTGCGGCTCCAAAGTATGCCACTTGTTTTGCGTGATTGCTTTCAGAATAAGGCTTAGAAAATGATACTGAAATAGTTTTAGAACCCGCCCCTAAAATAGTATCTAGATGAGAATACGTAGGCAATAAAGAATCACTTTCGTTTGTAAGATAAAAGTCTTTTAACATTGTCATTGCTTCAGCCAAAGTAACTTCGTTGTTTTTAACGGCGTTGTATTTGTTAAGCTCAGTAATTATTCCGATTCTTTTAGCTTTTAAGTTTTCTATTTTTTGAGCAGTTGTCATAGTTTCTAAGTGTTTTATTTTGATATTCAAAGATACAACTAATTTACGCTATGTAAAATTATTTTACCATTTTAACAAAACTTTAACATTTACGGCTAATCTACTGAGTTGCGATAATTCGCAATCTTAGCCTTAGTGGCGGCTAATAAACTATCTTGTACGGCGCCTTTAGAGTTCCACGATTTTACCACGCTTTCGTCTTCCGTGCCCTTCACAATGATACGGTATATTCGTACCTGCTCTCTTTGCCCTGGGCGTGCTAGTCGCTCGTTCCATTGTAGATATAGTTCGAGCGGCCAACATAGGCCGTACCATACTTGGACGTTTCCGCCGTGTTGGAGGTTCAGACCGTGACCGCCCGAAGCGGGGTGCATAACCATAACGGAAATCTTACCCGAGTTCCAGTCCTTAATATGCTGGTCGGTCTTGAAGTGCACCGGTTTGTACGCTCGTAACACATGCATTATTCGGTCGAGTTCGTGCTTGAAGTTATACGCTATCATAACCGGTGCGCCGTTCGCCGCTTCGATTATTTCCTCCAACGCTTCCAGCTTCTCGCCGTGGACGTTATGGACATTGCGCTCTTCGTCGTAGATCGCACCGCCGGCGAACTGCAAGAGCTTACCGGATAACGCCGCCGCCGTTGCAACTGATAACTTTTTCGGGAGAAGATCCTCAGCCTGTATAATCTCCATTACCTTATCGCGTTCGAACTTCTTATACTTTGCCAGCACTGGGGGCGAGAGATAAACTGGTACGTCGATATACCGGATAGGCTCAAGGTCGAGATAGTCGGCCTTATTCATGGAGATAACTATATCCTTCAACTGGTTGTGTATTCTAGTCTGTGAGTCCTCAGACGGTATGTACTTCCCAAACTGAGAGCCGGGAGGGCACACCCGATTAAAGAACCTATCTTTGTAATGCGTTATGAACTTGCCAAGGCGTTGCCCCCGGTCTAGCAACCATATTTGAAACCACAAATCAATTAAGCCGTTAGGCGCGGGCGTGCCGGTCATAATTAGCACCCGGTCAAAACACGCCTGTACGGCCTTAAGAGCGATCGATCTTTTACTCTTCGGGTTCTTGAAGCTTGAACTTTCGTCAATAATTAGCATATCATACGGCAGCATCGAGCCTCCGAATTGACCGATCAACCACGGTAGATTTTCGCGCGAAATGAGATATATGTCCGCCTTTTCGCGCATAGCGGCGAGGCGCTTCTTCTCAGTTCCGATAATAGTTGATACGCGTAAATGCTTCAAGTGTTCCCACCGCTCCACCTCATCAGGCCACGTGGACGAGACCACGCGCTTAGGCCCTACGATTAGCACGGTGTTTATGAGTAGCTCCCGATAGATCAATATCTCGGCAGCCGTTAAGGCGCAAATCGTTTTACCGAGTCCCATGTCCATAAATAGCCCACAGAACGGATTTTTGATGATGTGTCGAATAACTGGCGGTTGATACTTGTATAAGTCTTTTAGCTTTAGCATTTTACAGTCCTTTTATGTATAGTAGCCAATGCGTCTTAGACGCTTTTCCGGACTTGTGCCCTATTAAGGGCTCTCGCCCTATAATTCGAATAATCTCGGACGTCGAAACTCGCATTTCATTCCACTTAAATATAAGAACCCCAAAAGGTTCTAAAACTCGGATACATTCATCAAATCCTTTTTTCAGATCGTCTCGCCAATTTTCTTTATTTAGCTTGCCGTATTTTTGAGTGGTGAAGCTGTTCGCGCCGCCATACATGTCGTGCGGAGGGTCAAAGATTACCACTTTGAAACTCGCGTCTTTGAATTCCATATTTCGAAAATCGCCAATGACGTCCGGATCTATTATTACTTTGCGACCGTCGCAGCATTCGAGCGTCTCCCGTCGCAGGTCTTGATAGATGGCGGAAGCGTTATTTTTGTTATACCAAAACATTTTGGAGCCGCAGCATGCATCGAGTATTATTTTATCGTTCATAGTGTATATTTTTCTAAAATTGTTTTTACTTGATCCGCGCCGTCAATCACGTACACCGCGAAGCCTAACCGGCGTAACTTCTCATGTATTAGTTGCTGTATCGGTGACGGCTTTTTGCCGGTACTCTTCAACTCGGCGAAGAAGACCACCCCGCCGGGGAGAAGTACAAGGCGGTCAGGCAAGCCGCTTACATACGTGCAAACCATTTTAATCGCCCAACCTTTGCGCTTGTGCACCGTTTCAACTAATAGCCGCTCGATGTCTTTTTCAGATTCTTTAATCATTTAGCCGTTGGCGAAGATGGGAGAAGTTAATCGCCAAGGCCATAGGGGCGTCGTCTAAAAAAGGCGCTGCCTCGGGAAGGTGTTCGCGTATTTTCTTGTAACTTCTTAGCGACCATAGAGTCGCCTCTATATCCCTCCTTAATTCTCTGAGCTCTTTTCCTATCGCCGTTATGTTGTCTAAAAATTCCCGAATCACTTTAGCTTGCGCCTCGTCTGGGGCGAATCCTTTCCCCGAACATGGTAACGCTGACGCAATATTCACCCATTCATGTGCTAGTCCGTTACCGGATACTTGAAAATCGGCCCTGCAATTAAAGTAACTAGGGAATTTTCTGAACGTTTTTAAAAGTTCAGGGTGCAACGCAGACACATACATTTTTGTAAATTCTTCGCCGAGTTCGGCGCTTATTTTTTGCAACTGCTCCGCTTTCTTACAGGTTAATTTTCTTGCCACCTCGGCGGCTTTTGTCTTAGTGATAATGCTCATAATTCTAAATAGTTTAAAGGTTATTTTTTAAGTGCGTAATATTTTTGTTTGCCATACACGCCAAAGTTGGCAGTGCTAGATTTGTATTCCCAATTTGTGAATGATTTCATTATGTCGTTAATGTCTCGCGTCTTCCACCGGTCCATCGCTTTAGGGTCGTTACCTAAACACTCGCACCATATTTCAGCTACGCATACCTTGGTACGCGTTGCACCCTCTTCGAAGTTCTGCGCCGGGTCTTCGAGATACATACGGCGAGCGTCGAGATCTAATTTCGCCCAGTTTTTAGGCAATAACTTATTTAGGTAATACTCAATAACGCCGCGGCGTTCGTCAACCTCTGAATGGTTAACCTGCTCCATTCCCGCGATAACTTCGGCGGCGTTCGAAAAGTACAGCGTCTCGCCTGCACGGTGCAACGCCGTTGCCTCCGACCATATCTGATCTATCTCGCCGTCTAGGTCTTTCCAAACATCTTTAACGATGTCGTCGGGGTTCACATCGATAGGCGCAAATCGCCTGTTGCCCGTTGGGTCCGTGAAAAGTTCCCTCTTATTCGATGTGGCAATGAAAATGTTTTGTCTTGGGTAATCCTCAGGGCTTCGACCGTATGCGGGGCGAAACGTGTCAACTCGTTTTGATATGAAATGTTTAACCGTTTCTTGGTCCGCTTTTCTAAATCCGGCCATTTCGGCAATCTCAATAAGCCAAGCCCCCTGCAATTGCTCGAATGCCTCTTTCCCGTGAACGGTTGTGAACGTGTCGCTGTACCAGCCTTTACCCAGTTTGTCGACAAATGAACTCTTTTTTGTGCCTTGTGCGCCTATTATGGTGAGCACTAGATCGAATTTACAGCCGGGGTTAAAGATGCGTGCAACCGCTGCAACTAATGGTTTGCGAATCGACTCCCGGGTATATGCGTTATCGGGTGCGCCAAAATAATCGTGGAGCAGGTAGTCGATTCTTTTCTTGCCGTCCCACTTTAACCCGTTGAGATAGTCTTTAATTGGGTGGAAGGAGTCGCGCTCGAATACCATTGCCAGCGCGTCATCTATCTTTTGAACTCCCGTAACGCCGTAACACGATTCTATATAATTTCTAACACCTGAATAATCTACGTTTTTAATCGGTTCGGGCTTTGGTATTTTTCTCCAAGGCAACGTACGAAACACGTATCTTTTATTATCGAACAGATTTTGTTTGAAACTATTTTTTAACCTAGAATCGTTTTTCAATATTAAATTAATGTTGTTCGAACTGCTGAGGTAGTTTCCTTTGTTGTCGGCTTCGAGCTCTTCCATCCATTCGAAGTCCTCGCCGTCGCCTTCCACGTTCTCGGGAAGCTCTTCGTAATCCTGATAGTCTTCGTCAAAGTCGTATTTTGCATTCTCGCGGTTTTCCTTTGCAAGCGTCGCTTTAACGCCTTTATCCTTTAGGCACAACTCTTCCATAGCGGCGAAGCTCTTAGGCTTTTGCCCTGACTGAGTTTCACCGTCCAAGTGGCCGAACTTGTGCAACCGCACAAGATCGAAGGCGTTCGACGTCTTCCCGCTGCATGGATCGGTACCGTGATGGGAGTAAGCGAAAGTGTCATCATATACGATAAGCCCGGCGGCGGTGGATCCTTGAGTATAAGTGTATCGGTCTTCGTGGTCAGTGGCGATATACTGCTCAGCTAGGAACTTTTCCAGTGCCTCAACTATGGAGTAGGTGCGGCAAAAAGCCCCTACGACGCCCGACTTTTCGCGCGGATCGGCTTGCTTCGACACGTCGCCGTTAATGCTCTTAAGCGTTGCGCCTGACGTTGGCCATAGGCTCGTATCTTTCCAGTCGATGTACGCGTTAAGTATTTCGTCAGCGTCCAACCAGTCCCCGTCTTGGACCTGCATATAGTATTCTACGTCTTTCGGCGTTGAGGGCCAAAACATAAGGCGGTTAACTTCGAAAGTTGTGGCGTCGAACAATTCAATGTCTAGCGTACCGGCAACGTGTCGAGAGATCGCGCCGTATTCGTCGCTCGTAACCTCGCGGTTAAGCGGCATTAACAGACGATAGCGCGGGTTTGCTTTTGAGTGCTTGTGTGTAGCGTGAAGGATTGCGGCGTTCGGATATTGTAGCGTGAAATCGTCCCAGAAATGATAGTGTGAGAAATCGATATCTAACGTTAAAAGTTGACGGTGTCCCACATTTTTAGGGCTCCGTTTCCCGTCTCTCAGATACCCGCCTACATACCCGCCTACGTCTTTGATTACGCCCTGTTCGGCTTTCGACGATGCTATGAATTCTTTGTAGGTCTCACCTGTTACAACTACCTCAGATATTCTTTGGACAAACTGACTGAACAGAATTGTTTTGTTTTTCCATTTAAGCGTACCAGCCGAGCGGCCCACTGCGATTGTTAATTTACCGTCGTTTTTCATTTTTTCGTGAGGGTTAGATTATATTCTGCAGGTAATCTGAAAAGAGGCGACTCTTTTGACATCATAGCCACAACGGCGTTAATCGTATTACTCTGTTCTGGCGTGAGGGCTATTTGGTATATTTCACCGTTTTCGTCCTGCGAAATAAGTCCTACTTGGTTTGGTTCTAAGCTTTCAAAAGTTGGCATAATATTAGTCTTTTTTATAGTAATTAGTTGAAAAGCCCTCAGCGGGTAGTGGTAGGCCTTTGGCCCAGGGGACGGGCTTCGCTAGAATATCACAAAGCTGCGAGAGAACAAAGTCGACGCTTAGGTTCTCCACCTCTGCTATAACCTCATCATGAACATGCCCGACGATTGGAAAGCCCGCTTTGTCGGCTCTTCGCATTCCAAGGGCTAAGATGTCACGGGCTATGGCCTGTATGATGTTCTCCGAAATCTTGCCGCCGTAAGTGTCAACCCAACTCCACTTCTTAGTATCAGGATTGACCCCCATATACTTAATACTTGGGTTGTCCCATCGGTTCGTCGTGAGCATCGCGTCTCGATATATCAGTTTGCGCCCCGATGGTAGTTGAACCGTTAAACATTTATGTTCGAAGTTGAATATTAATCCTTTGTTCGAGGCCTGCGGCTGTTTGGTTTTAATCGCTCGAATCGCGGCGCGCTCAAAGTCGTACCACATCTTCACGATGTTTGGACTCTCCGCCCGCCAAACCTTTATAATTTCTTTTATTTGGGCGTCGGTCTCGGCTATGTCGTCGCCGGCCATTTGTCGGTACGCTCCAACGGATCCACCGAAGCCGAGCGCAAGCTCTGCGATCTTGCCCTTATCACGATACGCCGAGCCCTTGGTCACTTGTTCGATTGGCACCTTGAAAATCTTAGAGGCTGAGATCTCGTAAATGTTCCCTTTCCCTGCGAAAACCTCTTCGCGCCACTTCTCGGAAGCAAGCCACGCAGTTATGCGCCCCTCGATTGCGGAGTAATCGGCGATTACAAACGTGTGCCCCTCTTCGGCTATCAGCGTTGTGCGTATGAGCTCAGAAAGAACTTTAGAAATATTGCTAAACATCATAACTAGGCCGTCGTAGTCGTTGGCTTTCACCATGTCACGTGCGAGATTTAGGAGTTTCATTTTGTTGCGGGGTAAATTCTGCAGCTGCACCGCGCGACCCGCCCAACGGCCTGTACGCCCTGCGCCGTAGAACTGTAAAAGCCCGTGCGCCCGGTCGGTGCTTACTGCATAGTTTGCCATAGCAGTAAACTTTTTCGTTGAGGTTTTAGACCCTAATTGTCGAAGTTTCAAGACCTCCACCGCCGCCCCTGCCCGATGCTTTTTTATTAAGGACTCAACGGTCTTTTTTGCGAGTGATGTAATAGGTTGTCGCAATTCGTCTGTTAGCCATTTTTTAAGCTGGGCGGGGCTGTTCGGATTTACGAGTCCAGTTTTGTCTTTTAGCTGTTCGATTATTTCGGCTTTGAAAAGGTCGTCAATTATAACAGCGTTGGCGGCCATGAGCGTATCAACCTTAATGCCTTTATCGTTTATTTTCTGATCTAAAATGTAGTTTTCTTTTTCTACTTCGGGAAACTCGAAGCATTCGTTTTCGTCTTGTACGGCCATTTCGGCCACGACATCCTGGCCGCAATAGTACTTGTAACGTTCCCACTTTGCGGGGTTGTGTTTCGGTAGATTTCTACATCGGAAGTCGTTCGACTTTACCGGCTTAACTGGGCAAGAAAAGTAACGGATAAGCGCCGAGCCTTCGGCACTCTTCGCCTGTTCGCCCAAGTCTAGGACAGTTGATAAGACAGCCAAGGCCATAGGCAGGCCGCAATATGAAGCCTTAACGGCGGAGCAGTGCCAGTGCCACGCGGGTATATCGTGACCGATAGCGCGAAACGCTAAGCGTTCAAACATTGCGTTGTGCGCATGCTTTTCGACTAATGGATCGTGTAATGCTTTTAGAAATTTTTCGGGTATTTTTTCGCCTTGGAGTAAATCGACTATTTTAATTAAGCCTTTCACGCCGTTAATCTTGAAACAATAGGCCAGTATAACTATTTCAAAGTCGGGGCTTTCCATGTACTTATAAGCCCCGCATGTCTTAATATTGACGCTTGAAAAAGTTTCAACGTCTATGTGTAATTCAATTGCCATATTGTTAGTTTGAGAGGGTTGGAGTTGCACGTCGTCAGGGATTCGAACCCCGCTACGATTAAGTAACTGACCATTACAGTTACGACGTTTCAGACATATAATTAACTCGCGTATATCGGGCGATAGTTTCGGGGCTAAATCCTAACTAGCGTTTAGCCGTATGCTAGGCGCGCTTATTATACTGCTTGGCTTGCAGTCTGTGAGCATCATCGCCACAACGCGGTATGTTACTCGAATGAAAGGGAACTTTCCCCTAGAGGGCGTGCGGGATTCGAACCCGCAAGAGAACGCTTTCTAGTGCCGTCGCGCTTTACTTGCTATTTTATCCGCGCAACTTGTACGCTACGTTTACCAATTTCGCCAACGCCCTGCCTTAATTGCCTCCTAATTGCGAGTTATATCGCTAGTGCCTATCTTGGGCTTTCGGAGGTCTTTGCTTTTAAAGATCGTCGTAATCTTCCTCTTCGTCTTCGAACTCGTAATCGTCGCCGAAGTCCTCTACTACATTGCTGCTGCTGCCGCCTAAACGTGGGCCGTTTGCAATTTTTTGAATGCTTTCAAGTCCTGCGGTAATTCCTTTGGATTCGTCAGTCCAGTAGTAGTAAAAGTTCAAGCATACGCGGGCGTAACACCCGCTATACAAGTCCTCAGGGTCGGTAATTGCTTCGAGGTTTCTGTCCACAACGGGAGGGCGTCGGTTAGAACTTACGTTCATGTAAAATTTTCCTTCATATTCCTCTTCGTCCTTGTCCTCGCCCCCGTCGTTTAGCGTGTTTTTGATTGCTTTTTTAGGCGGTTTGCCGGCGTACTTCTCAGCGATCATCTTGGTCTCAACTGACTTAATAGCGGCTCGAATTTTCGCTACAGTTTCCTTATCTTTTTTGTCGATAAGAAGTAGACATTTGTATTTTCCCGGCTCTCCCGGCTTTTTCGGATCGATGTAAGGCGCGAACACGTTCACATAGCTTAGCATCACTTTTCCAGTTGTTACCCTTGTCGGGCTTTTCTCTTTAGTTGCCATTGTTTTCTAAGTTTTTAAAATTATTAGTGTTTAATTCTGGGTCAATTTTTGCCATTTGTATTGAAAAAACCGCTTTGGCAAATTCGGCTAATCGGTCGTCGTTCGCGAAAACTTCGTCACGGGTGCCTCGGCTCTCGAAGCTGAACGGTGCAACGAGTTGTACGGGCTTTTCTCTCGAGTCATACCCATAGGCGCACATTTCTAAATGATTGTCGTCTCGGGTGTGTACAACCGCCTGAGCACTATCGGGCAAGTTAATTAACTTTACTCGTAAGGGCAAGTTAGCCCTGATAAAAGCCTTTACAAAGTCACTTTTCCCGCTGGTAGGCGTTGCGCCTAGTAATGGAATTACTTTTTTATTTTTACTCATTTTTACAAATTTTATAAGTCGTATTCGTCTAATATCCCGTCTTCGAAATCTACAAACTCATCAGCAAACGCCGCTGAAACTTTAGACTTTCCTATCTCTTCGCGCTTGTCGCTTTCGACTACTAGAGTCGGCGCGCCCTCTGGCTTTGTAAGAAGTGGATCCAACACCGCGGTAAATTCTTTTTTACCGAGTAGTTTTTCCAGATCTCCCAAGCCCTTAAGCTTGAAGTTCATGTATTGCGAAGCGCTAAAAAGATTTTCCTCTAAGACTTTGATTACAGCCGTTTCGCTTGTGAATTGTCGAGTGCTTCGCCCTTCTACGAGCTTATAACCTTCCCACTTCTTGCCGTTTACCGCTTCTTTTAAAACGGTCGATTTCACGTCATCGCACCATTTTTTAATAAAGTCCGCCGATTCATAGGCGTTAAGTAGCTCGGCGTCGTCTAGCATTCTAGGATCGTTTAGGATTTCAAAGTCTTGTTTCGCAATTGAGAGGCCTAACTCGTACAACGTGCGACAACGCGCTCTAGCTTTACAGAACTGGCACCAATCACCCGCTACGGCTTTTGCCTCTGGGTTTTCAGTCTCTAAGGCTTTTGGCCTTAGTACGTCTTCGCCCCATTTGATAAGCGCATCGGCAGGAATTACCCACGTATCAATATTCGATAATCTTGGTTGAACGATTGTTAGCTTAACCACCTTTACAGCGGCCCGTTGTGCGGGCGTTAGTGTTTCCAACGCGCCTAGCGCGTAATACTTAAGATGCGGGTTATGCTTTGCTTTTACCTCTTTACCCTTCCCGAATTTCAAATCGATTACTTCTAAAAATACGTCGTGCAGTATTGCGCAATCGCTTGTACCGAAGCTTTTCTTTACATATTTTTCGAGGCTGAATTTTTGCTCTATAAAGATTTTCGCTTTTGAATCAATCCTTTTCGCCTCGGTAAATTGTTCTTTGACGTACGTCGGGTACGGCATTACCTCCTCTTGAATTTCATGATAATAAAGCGGGTGCTTTTTCAATTCGTCAATTTGACGGCGATACTCTGGCATTGCCATAATCCGCAAGTCGACTTTTATCATCCGCTCGGCGAACTCATGAGCGAGCGTACCCTCTTCGGCGTACGAGCTTGTTTCCTCTGGATACTCCTCCTCTAATGTTGGAGAGGCGGGGCAGTTGATCCAGCGATCAGACCCCGAGGCACTCAGACGGGCGTGTGCCCGCTCCGAGTGTTTGACCTTGGTGTCCACTGGCTATTTCAGACTAGTTAAGAACTGATGCATCGCTGCGTAGTGCTTCTCTGGTAAGTTCGCCCAGCCTTTAACGTTGTACTTGGCAAGCTTCGCGATAATCGCGTCTTTATGCTTGCCGATTTTCTTCGCGGACAATTCTCGGAGATCGTCCTCTGTGATGTCTGCCTCTTCGGCTTCGTCAAGTTCTTCCTCTTCGGTTTCGTCAAGTTCTTCCTCTTCTTCCTCTGGCTCAGGTTCTGGGGTCGGTTTGGCTTTGGCGCGTGAAGGTCTAGGTGTGGCAGGCTTTTTAGGTGCTGTGACCTCTTCGGCGTCTACAACTTCGATGTTCTTCACCTCTTTAACGCCTAACAGCGAGTTTGTAAGTGCGGCAACGGCTGCTACCACTGCGCTGTCTTCGCTTTCGAATTCTAATTTAATTGTGCTCATAATTTTAATTTATTGATGTTTAATTATTAATTCAGTTAAAGAGGAAAGATAAACGGAAAGCTCCACACTTGGCGGGTGCTGTACCGTTTCAATGAAAGTTAACCCGTCTTTCGATATAGACGTGGTCATGGTGACAAGATCTAACTCCGCGAAGTAGTTGTATGCTCGCATCTGAATAACGCGCTTAGCTTGTCCAGACGGTACGCTCAACGACCATTCAACGTCATCAAACAGCATTCCCACCGGAACGCCTACGATCTCGGATAACTTAACGATCTGTTCGGTGTTAAGGCTAAGACGGCCAGCTATTACAGCGGCGAGGCTTCGGTCAGGATGCTTTAACTCTGGAAAGAGTATCACAGATAAATCCTTTTTGTTTAGTTTTGCTAAATCGATTATTTTGCCTAGTGGGATAGTTTTCATTTCTCATTGTTTTGTTTAGCAAATATACAACTAGTTTTCAAACGTGCAAATTATTTTACGATTATTTTTAATAAAAATTTATTTTTATTTTCTGTTTACGTGTTAATGCGTTGTATATTAATAAGTTAAGCGTTAAAAGTAAACAGAAACACAATAAACACGTTTTTCCCTATAGTATATACGGGTATTATGCGTTTTTACGTTTTTTATATACTATTATTCTTATATATTTACTATCCTTATAATTCTGTGTATATTTATGTTTACTTTGTTTATTTACCCGTCAGGCTTTTACGGCGTTGCCTTGGTACGTCGTACACGTTTTTAAAATTCGTGTTTATTTGTGTTTACTGCGGAAAATTCGAGGCATAAAAAAGCCCCGGCGGTTGGCGGGGGCTTGGTTTTTAAAGTAGTTTTTCTTCTAGTATCGACAGATATTAGTCTGATTGCCGAATAAAAACTTTTGAATTTTGTAGAATAAAGTTTTCATAGTTTAGGAATTTTAAAGGTTGTTTTTAGATAATAATATATAAACAAAAACAATGCCAGAATGAAAAACAGACCTAAAAATAAAATTGTGTTATCCGATCTGTATACTATTTTAACTTTTTCAATCGTGTATGTCGTGTGAACGCGCGTCTTTTCTTTTATGAGTAAGTACTTTTCGGAAGTCTTGTGCTTTTCGGCTTTTACGACGGCATTCTGGTACGACTTACCACCTATAATCATAGGCTTTGAAGCGTCAGACGGCGTATAAGTGAAGGTACTTCCAAAGACTACCTTTTCACCCATTGAGTAGCTGTTATTTATGTTTATGTCGGCGGATCCACTTTCACTAGTACTTAGGTCGGCCTTTCGAGTTCCACAGCCATACACGGCGAAGAGCAACAATAGCATAACTGCAAAAGAAACTAATAAGCTTTTCATGGTTCGCGGTGTTTAAGCTCTGCAGCAGTTAACTTTTTATCGTACCCTTTAATCCAATAATTTTTACCGTTGTAGTAGTACGCCACTAGTTTCGTATCCCATATCTGAACCGCCCTAAAAAGGCGTTTATCCGTTTCAATGAATTTCAGTCCTAACCACAACTGATTGGCCTCGGAATCCTTGGCGAAATCCCACATTTGATTTACTGACTTGAATCCTAAGCGCTTCCAGTGCTCACCCATCACCTGCATACGGCCAATAGAGGTGCTTTCCATTGCGGCGGTTGAGTTCTTAGCGTAGGCGTCGTTAAACGCTTGCCACTCCTTCGCTTGACGTTCGACTTTGTTCTGAGACCAAAGTCCAGAAATTAATCGGCTTATTCGCTTAAAATAACTTGGCTCAAACTGGATTATTATTTTACTCGTGGCAGGGTCGAAGCCTATCCCGCTGCTCTCCACTTCGTCGATAGCTCGAACTTTCGATACCGAGATTTCGAACTCCTTGGCTAAATTCCTATATTGGTTTTCTGATATCATATATCTATTTATTTGTAAAAAGCCACAGAAAAAAGCCAATTATGGCCGTTATTAAACCCTTCGCGACGAATTTAACGTTATCCATATTATCGTCTATTATGAGTTGTTTTGCTTCCAACTTGTCGACTTTTGCCTCTAGGGTTTCAAGGAGGTGAATAACTCCTTTTTTACCATTTAGTTCTGTTCCGGTTAGTAGATTTCGAATGTCCTTCGTAACTTCTTTAACATCGACCATGTCGGTCTTATAGACTTTGAAATGGTTCTCTAGGCGGTCGACTTTTTCTTCTAGTAATGGCATAGTGGTTATGTTTATTCAAAAATACAAAAAATATTCCCGCTAAATTAATAACGGGAAAATTTAATTTTATTTCGCGGTGCTATCTTTAGCGGCCCCTAATCCTATCGCAGTGGCAATAGTGGTAATAGCCGCCCCAACTTCCACAGTAATCCAACCCATAGCAGTCGCAATCCCAATACCCGCTACAATTAAAGCGGCTAAATTTGTTTTCCAATTTTTCATAATCTATTTAGTTTTAAAGTTTCTAATGTAATTTCTTCCAAATAAGTGTTATCGTCTCCCCATTTAGAATACTGTTCTTCGGTTAATTGAACAACACCTGTTGCGAGGTCTTTGAAGTCATCGGTTAAAATTCTCCAATTTAATGCACATGTTTTGTCTTGCGTGTTTCCGATTGTGACACCTACCAATAATTGTGTGCCTTTTTGTTCTGGTATCCCTAATAGGACAGGTTGTATTTGTATCATAATTTATTTAATTTTGTCTACCTAAAGATGTTTGATATGCTTGAACTATTGTGTATATTGTGGATTCTTCTGTATCCGTAAGCCCTTCACTTAATGTTGCAAAAGCGCAATTTGAACCGGCCGCTCCTGTAGCGTCATTTATAAAAAGATTTCCTGCTTGTAAAGTTCCTGCTGTCGTTCCATTAGATGCTTTCAAAACCCCATCTTTATATACCGCATGTTTAATTGGGGAAGGTAGTCTACTTGCAGAAAAATAACCTATTGAGCTAACATTAGCTACCGCCACCCTAGCGGGTCCAGCTCCAGTAGTGTCATACATATCGCTAAGCAATAAACTTGATACATTTGCGAAAAACTGCAAGGAGCCGGATTGTCTAAATAAATATGCGTTTGAAATTTCGTTTCTACAATAATACGAATATTGAAAATCATTTATAACTGAATTTGCACTCATTATAAAATTAGTAGTAATATCTGAACCGCTTAAAAAAGTAACCCCATTAGAATTATGAGTTATTGACCCTGAAAAAGTCAATCTAAATGCCGCGTTTAAATCCCTTGGGTCTTTTAAATTCCATTTATGTGAAAATGCAGTACCCCCTATAAATGGATATATAGCTTTCATTTTCAGCCATAAAGAGTTTGATTTTAAAGAAACTACCAGGGTATTTATCGCATTTTTTTGTGTTAAATCTGTTAATCCTGCTGCGGTTATAAAAGCTTGCGCATCTGCATCATAAGCAGAAACTACTTTATGCGCAAAATTTTGTCGTGCAAATAAATTATATTGCGCATTTCCAAGTGTCGAACACGCTAGTAATAATATTAATAGATACTTTTTCATGTTATAAACTTCCTGCTGTTAAATACTCGTTTGCAACCCCTGTATTAACTATCGTATGGCTTAATTTTTCTGCCATTGTAATTCCTAAATTGTTTAATAAAACAACTGACCCCCCTAATGAATAAGTAAGCGTTACACCCGCTAACGTTGAAAAAGAACAGTTAAAACCACTCATTAATCCGTTTGGTAATGTTATAGTTGCACTCGCTGTTAATAGAATAATTTTGCCGTTGTCGCTGTCTGCAAGCGTTATATTTGTTGATATTTTACGAACGGTTAACGGTACGCTTAGCGTATTTGCAGTTACGGGCGCTAATAATTTTATTGAGCTTCCGTATATTTCAATTGTATCCGGTTTGGTTGGATGCGCATTTCCATAAATCCACATATACGCGGAAGAAAACCCGTTCATTACTCTAAAAGAACCAGTAAGCCCTCCGCCACTAAGGGCCGGTATTCCAGACGTATCTGTTAAATATAAGCTGCCGTTAAAACTTCCGCTACCGGATATTTTTAAATTAGCTGTTTGTGTAGTTGAATTTTGATTTTGGATATAATTTGCCGAGCCTGCTTCTGGGGCCTTGTTAACATTCAAATAATCCAACGCATTCGTTGTCGTTGTTCCCGTAACGGTACTTCGATTTAAGACTGAGTTAGTATCAAAAGTTACCGGCACATCGTAGTAAGAATTATATAAGTTGCCGTACATGACTTGCATAACTATAGAACTCCCGCCTGTCCCGACTTTTTCGGCTGAAACGTGATATCTAAATCGTTGGCCGGCTGTAACCGATAAAGGCGCGGTTACGCTTCCAGTTATATTAATATTCGTTAGATTACCGGCAACTAAGTTAATCAATCCACTGTCTAATATTGCTACGACTGTAACGCCCAAGCCTCCAACTGGTGCGCCCGGTATTCCAGAATTTAAAGGAGTTCCGTTCGTATCACATAAGTACAATTCAACCGTATAACGCTGCTGTTGCGACGCGGGGTCTGTGCTTATCATAGTTGTTAATTGACCTGAGAAACTACCAGCTGGAACGGTTAAATTTAGCGGCTGTGCAATTGAAATTAAGTCTTGTGCGAAATACTGCTTAATATTATCATCATTTGTAACTCCCTGAATTGCGCTTGTTGCCGCGCCCTTGCCGGTTCCATTAGTTAGATAATAAGTCCCAGTTGATAGCGTAACGGGATCGGCTGTAAAATATATCCTATTAGTAATCCCAGCCGTTGTAGTTACGAAGTTACCTATGGCGAAGTCGATTCCTTGCAAATGTCCTTTTATGTTTGGCGCCAAAGGCACGTAATTAGATACCGGCGGCGTAACATCTATAGATATATTTTCGCCTAGAATTTTACCTTGCACGCCGTTAACTTCGGTCGTGGTTATATGTGTTGAAGTTGTTACGGTTGGTTGCCCGCCGGTTATTTGAACACCCGCGTCAAACTCCGCCTGCCCGTAAAATACGGTGCAGCTAAAAAGAGTTAATAAAATTATTATTTTTTTCATTTATTTAGTTTTAGAAAGTTATGTATATTTTTTTACCTGCTGCGAGTGTTGCCCCTGCAATGGTTATAGTCGTGCCGTCTTGGTCCCACTCCCCAGTCGGGTAATCGTCTGTAATCTTATACCTAACCCCGCGATCGATAAATAAGCTTTTAGCGAATGCGCCTATAGGTAATTCGAAGGCGTTGGTAAGTCCATCGGACACGAATAGAACGGGCTCGACTCCCCCATCAATTAGGGTATAGTTTGCTGCATCTTGGGGATCCCCACCGTTAAACCTGGCATTTTCAAACACTCCGCTAACGGTTGAATATCGGTGCGCTATATCGCCCGCTTCGATGTTCAGCATGTCCTCGTTTCCCGCGCCTTTGAATTTCAATCCAAACACTTCATACAACGGAACTATGCTAAAGTTGGCCGCGTCTACGAGCTCGTTAAGCTTGTCTTTAATCGCGTTGGTTTCGTCGGCGGAAAGCTTATTATATAGATATATCGTAGCGCCAAGAACTCTCTCCTTAGTGCCGTCAGGCTTCGCGTCTATGAATTCGTAATGCTGAATCATATCTTGTCAATTTGGAAAGATGAATAAGGCCTAAATTCGTCCGCAGGGGTTTCGTCTAATAAGGTTAATACTTTTTTAGCTTCCAAAAATTGCGACGTAACCGCATCGCTAAGAGGCATTACGGTTGTATTTTTTTCAGCTTTGCTCGGGTTCGACCAATTAGGTTGATTAATTGCTTTAAGCCCTGCGTTGGTGTGGGTGTAAACCTCACTGGCGAAATAGGCTGCAATGTTAAGCGCGACGAAAAGGCGGAAACCCATAAAAGCGTCGTTTGCCGAATCAACCACGTCGCCGCTGAATATCTTAGCGCTTAGCGAAAAGCCGAACATTTCTAAAAAGATGACGTTCTTAACGTGTTTTGTAACCGTGTCGATCTTGCTCTGATTCAGCGAGTCAGTCACGGGGTAGAACTGTTGAATTTCGGCTAAAAGTATAGTGTCTATTGGTGTTGGCATGATGTCTTAGTTTACGATTATTTCGTCCGTTGTCGGTGGCTCGGTCGCTGGTACGGGAGTTCCTAAAAGCTCATCGGCCTTCACGTCGTCAAAGCCGTAGATATATTTCAATATCGCTATTGCGCTTTCTCGAGACGTTGCGCCCGTGGTGTATGATTTCTGAACCTCTAAAAGCGCGGTTACACCCCCAACGCTTCCGCGTAAGGTTGCTTGCGCGTCGAGTGTCGCCTGGTCCACGGTGTTGTCTTCGGTTTCTTGGTCTTTTTCGGCTTCGTCGACTATCTGAATTGATATCCCTATCTCGGTGAACGCTTCCTCAATTCTCAAAGCTTCAAAGTAGCAAACCTCTTCCCAAATTTCAAGCGCGGCGCGATATGCCTCCCCGCTGTTACCGAATAGGCCGGCGTCTGGATTGGCTAATATCTGAGGAAAGCAATAGGCAGCGTTACATATCTTTTTGCTCGCCTTGTCGTCTACCGTGTTGAACTGGTTAACATCTATATTATTCCCAACCTCAACTTTATGAAAAATTTTATCTAAATCTTTTTCGGTGTCAACGGTTAAAATATGATTTGTGCCTGTTTTCTTTGTCGATTTGGATTGCTTCAACGCGTTAAGCACTCGGTCGGTGTTGGAGACTTTTTTGGTTTCGCCGGTAATGGTGTCGGCCGCTTCGGTTGTCTCGGCTGCTTTAGCCATTATAAATATATTGTTTCCAAATAAAGCGTTGTCCGCCGCCGAAGTTACATGCGTGGGCGCGTCGTCTTCGATACCCATCCATTTAAAGACAGGAACAAATACGCTAAGTTCATACTCCGCCGTGGTGTTGTTTGATTGATAAATTTGGCCGTTGAAATTTCCAAAACCGTCCACTTTTTCGACTTGTTTCTCAACGATAGTTTTATCACTGTTAAACGCAGGAAAAATTTTGTTTGTTCGGGTGTTCAGATATTGGGAGATCGCCCCGATATCGTCCTGCTCTTTAGGTTGATAGTTTTTGTCAGGCCTAAAATGTACCTGTTTTACTTTATAATCCGCGTCAAATTCTACCCACAAAGTAAAGAAGCCGTATTTTATTTTTTCATCAACGATGAGGTTCCAAAGTTTCGCGTACTCTGGCTTCAAATTTGGCAGCCTGCAATATTTTTTAAACATCAATACAGCCATTGAGGCCGTAGGGCTGTTGCGTATCGCTTCGTCCATCTCTTTAAAATAGTTTCCTTCTTTCAGTATTTTAATGAAATCCTTTTTCTCGAAAACCGGCTTATTAATTGTGGTAAGTTGCATAGGGTGAGTTTAAAAAAAGCCTATCGATAAATAGGCTTTTGTTTATTTTTCGATCCGGTTTTATACTAAATCTTCGTCGGTCTTTTTAGCTTTAGCCGCTTTCACGTCTGCCGCTTTTTTCGCCGCTCCGAATAATTGCTTAACTGGTTTGGCGTCTTCGATCTCTTCGATCTCTTCGATCTCTTCGATCTCTTCGATCTCTTCGATCTCTTCGATCTCTTCGATTCCGCCAAAATGGCCTCGATCTTATCCTCTTGGATGTAATCGAACGCGCCCGGCGAAGCTTTCGCAACCGCTAAGGCTAGTTCTAATTTATCTTTGATTTGGGCCTCGGTGTCTTTTGGGTGGATTGGGTACAATACGCCAGTTTCCCCGGATTCTTTTTTGAAGTTTACCGCGCCTCGGCGAAGCAAAAATAATTCTGTTTTTTTCATAGTCAAAAATGATTTATAAATTGCGTCCAGATCCGTAGGTCTCCCGCAACAAGGTTTTTGATTTTCGATAAACCGCCGCGCATCTGGCGGCAGTCTATTAAATTCTTCGGCGGTCATGCCTTACGGTATTACTACCACTT